CATAAGAACATCGAAAAGACTAGTCGCAACCCTTGACCCGGATCGTGATCGCGATCGCCAAAGCGGTGGGTGGGGGTTTAGCTCGGGATCGCTACTACCATATAACAAGAGACTACACTACTAGATAGCATCATTCCCGGGGGATACGAATCTAAATAAGAACATTATCCAGGTTTTTGATCATTCTTTTTGATAACCCTTGATGATTATACATGTTCTGATTTAGAAGTAGATTGTATACAAGTTAACAGAATTCGTGGAGCTCTAAGCTACCACCTTTACAGGTGAGCTCTAACAACCCTAGCTGATAGCCCGTAAGATAGGGCTTACGATACTAGCTAGCGTTGTTAGTATCAAGTGTGTCTGCAATGCAGACCACACAATTCTCCCCTCTTATCAGGTCGGAGGGTTACGCCTGTATGTATTCACATGAAATGGACACAAATGTTTTCGTTACCTTATTTATATCCCGGAGTCCTGGAACCGGATGTGTTTGAAAACCAAAAGGCGTCAGCTTTTATTAAAGACATCAGAGGGGTTAGGGCTACCGGCAACAGGGCGCTTCCAGCCCTTGTCCAGTTTAGGGAGTTTGTCGTACTCAAGGTTTCTTTCAACCTGAGCCTTAACCTCTCCCGGGGTGGCCCCACCATGAAGCAATCGCTTCATATTACCTGCTGAATGTGTTGTCCATGCCCTGCTCATTTACTCTTCTTTCTATCATCTAGCTGATGAGCCCGTACCAACATTATACCACACGAGAGTGTGGCTGTCAAGCTTGACTCTGAGATTATGATGGTGTACAATAGGGCAATGCAGAACACGATGTCGCCCTACAAGGGCTTAGTTTACTATCTTAAAGCAGTCCCAGCAATTGGGGAACCAGAGGCTTCCTTTCAGTATGAAATCATGTGGATTAGTGAGATCATAGATAATGATAATGTTACAGAGGAGCATATCAAGGCACAATCTCCCCCTGACTGTGTAGGAGCCACCTTCGCTTACTTCACGGCCAATTAAAGCGTATGGTATACTAACATTAATAAAAGGTTTGTGCACAAACCAGAAGGAATTTCAAACTATGGCCACAGAATTTGTTACATTAGGCGCGCAAGGTATTAACCAAGGCGTAGACTCGGCTATTCAGCTTGCTGATGGCAACGGGGTTATCTACAAGATTAGAGCAAACGCCGACACGGGTGGGTTAGAGATCGTCAAGGCTGGTACAGTTGTCAGTACAATTGGTGCTAGCTCTGGTTCCGCCACGCAGGAGACAAATCGTACCAATGGCGTTACAGTAAGCGCAATGAAGGGCACTATCACAACGCATACTGCCTCGTTAGCTGGGCTTGCGACGGCGACATTTATCGTGACAAACACACTTGTTGCGATTGGTGACGTTATCTGTCTTTCTATCCGCTCTGGCTCGAACAGCGGCGGTGCGGCTGCCGTAGTCGGTGCAGTAGCGGCTGGATCGTTCTCGATCTCAGTTCAAAACAACAACGCTGCTGCTGGTACTGCTGAGACAGGTGCCATTATTATCAACTTCGCCGTCATTAAGGTGTAAAAGCCCTTGACAACAAGATCCTAGACTGCTATTATAAGAAGGAAGTTGGAAACAGCTTCCTTTTTGTTCTGTGTATAGCTCAGTTTGGCAGAGCGCTTGCTTTGGGAGCAAGAAGTCGGGAGTTCAAATCTCTCTACGCAGACCAAGCCCGGAGATGGTGCAAAGGTAGCACATGAGCCTCATAAACTTAAGATCATGGTTCGACTCCATGTCTCCGTACCAATGCCACTGTAGCTCAATTGGCAGAGCAGGGCTTTTGTAAAGCTCAGGTTATAAGTTCGAGTCTTATCAGTGGCTCCATTATCTAGGAAAGGAAAGGTATGAAGAAGAAGTTATCCAACAAAGAGATCCTTGATGGATTTCAAGAACGAGGTTTTTGCGTAAGCCTTCGTCACAAGAGACGTATCCAGTGGACAGAGGATTACATGGATATGTTCACAATCAAAGAGAATGAACTTCAGGATATGATTGACCCTTACGGTGGTATTACAGAGGCTTGGGTTTATAAGGTAGTCCCTTATGGTGAAGAAGGAATTGAAAGAGTTACTTACTTTACAGCCCTTGCTAAGTGCAATCCCAAGGATAGATTCAATAGAAAGATTGGCGGGCATATCGCTCTAGCTAGAGCATTTGAGGCGCTTGAAGAAATGAGGTTAGAATGGACAGAATTCAAATTACAATCAGCAAATGCGAGAACGGCTATATTTTCCACGCAGTAACTGAGAACACTGAACCAGTGGTATACATTGCCGGTTCCGTAGACGATGTTAAGCAGCACACACTCAGAGCTTTAAGGGAGGCATTCGGTGTTACTAAGCGCACTAAACCGGTTATTCCCGAAGAAGAAGAGTAATAAAGTTCCCCGTTCGACTAATGGTAAGTCAGTGGACTTTGAATCCAAGAATGGGAGTTCAAATCTCTCGCGGGGAACCAAAACAATTAAGTACGTTCCGACTAAGATAATTATTAAGATAGTCGGAATGAATACCTCTCTGGATGTTTATAGTGAATATGACCTAGGGGGCTTAGTGGGAGTGGTTCGAGACTACACTGGTTCGTACAATCTAATCAATGGAGACACTCTTGAGCTCAATGGATTAGGAATGGATGTTAACTGTAATGCCAAGAATAAGTAAAGAAGAACTTAGAAAGAGACAGGAAGAAATTGACGCTAGAATCGAATGTAGGGACTGTCACGGGCATGGGGTACACTCAGGTGGCTACAAGGTCTGGACAACCTGCCAAACTTGTAACGGAAACAAGTACCTTACGAAATCCGGATAAAAATAATTGGGAGACTCCAAGTGAACTATTTAATGGACTTAATGATACGTACCAGTTTGACTTTGACGCGGCTGCAGACCAGTTTAATCACAAGATCTCGCGTTGGTTTGGCCCGGGCTCGCCAGTGGGTGTCTACGATGCGCTAGCACCTGACGTTAGATGGAGAGACTACGGAGAATACTTCTGGCTCAATCCACCATACGGAAGGGGGCTGCTAGAGCCATTCTTAGCGAAGGCCATTCAAGAGTGGAAGCGTGATGGGATTGGTATTGTCATGCTTCTACCTGTTGACACTTCGACGAGATGGTGGCATACTCATATTGAGGAACACAACCGTGATGGGAACGTAAGGTTCCTGCAGGGAAGAATTAGATTTGTAGGAGCAGCCGGGAGTCCTAAATTCGCCAGTTGCTTAGTTGAATTATTATGAGGGAGACTTGGGATGACTACTTCGCGTCTGTTGCTAGAGCTGTTAGCGGTAGATCCACTTGTAGACGGAAAAAAGTGGGGGCCGTTATCGTCTGTCGTAAGAGAATACTTGCGACTGGGTACAATGGATCGGGAGAGGGTGAAGCGCATTGTGAGGACGTTGGATGCAACGTTGTCGCAGATCACTGCACCCGAACTATCCACGCCGAGGAAAACGCACTAAATCAATTTAATCAGTACATTAATCCAGAATTAAACTATAGTAAGATAGATATCTATTCCACATTACAGCCTTGTGATAAGTGTGAAAAGTTATTAAGAAGCCACTTTAGTCGTCTAACAATTCATTGGACAGAAAGTCAGAAAGAGTATCAGGATGCCAAATTACAAAATTAGATTGTTCATTAATATCAGTGGGTATTCAGATGTATTAATCAACGCAGAGTCAGAAGATCAAGCTATTGATCTTGCTGAGGACATGGTTGATTTTGAAGAGGTTTGTGTTGAGGATATGGAAGTAGTGGATGCGGAAATCATTGCTTCAATCTCAGATGATGGTGAGGTTTTTATTTAATGGAATTAACGGAAAACGCACGTATTGTCCTTGAGAGAAGAATCGGTGGTAGAGATGGTAATGGTGACCCTACCGAATCCGCAGAGGATATCTTTGTTCGGGTAGCTAGAAATATCTCATTGGCAGAGAGTGTATTCCACAAGGATACAGGACAAGCTGCTATTGCTATGGCTTTGGCTGAGGCTAAGTTCCTAAAGCTTATGGGGAATATGGACTTCCTTCCCAATAGTCCTACTTTAGTAAACGCTGGGAAGGAACTACAGCAACTTAGTGCTTGTTTTGTTATTCCAGTAGAAGATTCAATGGAGGGTATTTTTGAGAGCGTCAAGCAAGCAGCACTTATCCATAAGACTGGAGGGGGCACGGGGTTTAGCTTTTCCAGACTTCGTCCGACTAACTCAGGAGTTTCAAAGACTTCTGGAATCGCCTCTGGGCCAGTGTCCTTCATGCAAGTGTTCGATAAAGCTACAGCGGTTATTAAACAAGGCGGAACCCGTCGCGGAGCTAACATGGGAATACTGCGCGTTGACCACCCAGACATCCTTGAATTCATCCACGCTAAAGATGACCTCACTAAGTTAAACAACTTCAATATCTCTGTGGCTATTACAGACAAGTTCATGATAGCTCTTGCGAATAATGAAGATTACGATATCGTTAATCCTAAGGATGGTGAGGTTTGTGCGCAGCTTAACTCCAGAGTTGTCTTCAATCAGATTATCACATCAGCCCACACAACGGGTGACCCCGGGGTTATCTTTATTGACCGTATTAACGCTGGTAAGGCTAATCCCGTACCTAAGCGCGGCCCTATTGAGTCTACTAACCCCTGTGGAGAACAACCACTCTATCCTTGGGACTCATGTAACCTAGGGAGCATCAACCTTTCTAACTTCGAGAATGCTGGCAAGGTTGATTATGCTCGCTTAAGTGAAGTAGTTCATGACTCAGTTCACTTCCTAGACAATGTTATTGAGATGAATAAGTGGCCTAACCCAGAGATTGCAGAAGTATCAAACGCTATTAGGCGGATTGGACTTGGTGTCATGGGGTGGGCAGATCTTCTTATCAAGCTGCGTATTCCATATGACTCAGAGGAAGCTGTTGAGTTAGCTGAGGCTGTGATGGAGTTTATTCAACAAGAGGCAGATAAGGCTTCATGTGTATTGGGGATGACTCGTGGAAATTTTCCTGACTTTGCTGATTCTATCTACTCACATGTCTATCCTGCACTTCGTAACTCCACTCGTACGACGATCGCCCCGACGGGAACTATTAGTATCATTGCTGGATGCTCAGGTGGTATTGAGCCTCTTTTTGCTCTTAAGTTTATGCGGAGTCATTTTCTAGACAAAGACCCTAACAAGAGATTTGAGATGGCAGAGTTTCATCCTGCTCTTGCAGATTGGCTTAATACACAGGATGCACCTAACCAGCCTCTCCCTAGCTATCTGGTAACGTCTGGAGATATTGCACCTGAATGGCATGTACGCATGCAAGCAGCATTTCAGAAATATACAGATAATGCAGTATCTAAGACAATCAACTTTAGAAAGGAAGCAACTCGTGAACAAGTTGAAGAAGCTTACGTCATGGCTTATGTCACAGGATGCAACGGGATCACGGTCTACAGAGATGGCTCTAGAGAGAATCAGGTTCTCAATACGATACCAACAGTGGGAACAGACGATGGCAGAGGGGAAGAGACAGCGATTAATCCAATCAGCCCTCGCCCGACAAGGAGAAAGCTTAATGACACCCGCAGTGCCCTCTCCCATAAATTTTCAGTTGGCGATTTCGAGGGATATATTACAGTTGGACTGTACCCAGATGGGAGTCCCGGTGAAGTCTTTATCATTGGAAATAGAACAGGCTCAACAACCAGAGGATATCTTGACTCTATCGGTTTACTCTTCTCACTCGCGTTGCAGTATGGTACGCCTATCGACAAGGTTACAGAGAAGCTCCAAGGGTCGAGATTTGAACCAAGCGGAAGAACTGGAGATATCGATATCCCGGTTGCGACTAGTGTTGTTGACTATATTGCACGTTGGCTTAGACGAGAATTTGTTGACAAAGGAACTACTGTCGAGTACACTAAAGAACCAACAGGTAACATGTGCCCTGACTGTGATGCTCCCTTATTTTATGGAAGCGGATGCTCAGAATGTATCTCCTGTGGGTACAGTAAGTGTGGCTAGTTAATGCCTGAGAATATGCTTAGACCAACTAATCTAGTCAACCAACACAAGAAGATGGCTGAGAGTTTTCTTAAGTCTATGATTGCACAGAAGGCAGCGCCTAGAAACTTTAGTGGAATCATGTGTCCTAGATTCGGTGGGTTTGTAATGGTGTGGCAGTTTGACAAGTCTAAGCTTGTTGGTGCTGCCATCATCAATGTGAACAACATCGACAACTTTGCAGATAAGATGAGAGCATCCAAGAGCTCCATAGATTGGTTTAATTTAATGAAGGAGAATGATGAGCCAAGAACCAGTGAGCCTAGCTAGGTGTGATCTGGATGCGGAGCGTCGAGTAATCGGCGCTCTCATCCTAGACAGAGACCTAATCAGTGACATGATGTTGCAGCTAACCCCAGATCATTTCTATTCAATCCAGAACAAATACATTTATGAATCACTTTGTTCTTTGTATATTGATGGAAACCCCACCACACCAGAGACTATCGCCAACGATTTAAGTAGGCGGAAGGATATGGACAAGACAAGACTTGAGTGGGTGGGTGGAGCAAAGTACATCATCGACACATTGGAGTCAACCAATCCAGATGAAGCTGTGTATTGGGCTGATGTTGTCGGTACGCGTTACGACGAACGCCGTCTTCTAGATTTTGCAGAACATACGAAGAATCTAGTGTACACAAACGCGGGTTCCGATATCAGTAAGCTGAGAAACAGACTGGAAGAGAAGCTAATTTCTCTTTCAGGGGACGTATCAAGCACTTCTAGTCCTCTTTCAGCCTCACTTCCAGACCTAGACGCTAGAATTGAGAAGTATATCACTAACCCTGATGGCATCACAGGTATGCCTACGACATTTAGGAAGCTTGACGAGGCTCTGGACGGCCTACAGGTGGGGAATGTGAGTATTATCTATGCTCCTTCGTCTAGATTCAAGTCTTTGTTTGCTACAAACATTGGCTGGCACCTTGCAGAGCAGAATATCCCCGGTCTGTGGTTCACCACAGAGATGCCGAGGGTGCAGGTGCTTGAGAGATTACTCCAGATTGAAGCTGGAATCAATCTTAAGTGGCTCCGTAGGGACAAGAAGATACTTGCCTACCGCAAGCAGATCAAAGAGGCTCAAGCTAGAATGCAGGGTTATCCCATTTACTTCTGTGACACTTCATCATTAGATGTTTCAGAGATTAGGGCTGAAATTGCAAGACAGAAGCGCTGGCATGATATTCAATACATCATTGTAGACCTTGTTGATCATGTATCATCATCACGTTACAAGGATGAAATGGTTAATAATCAACGCTCAGTAATGGCAGCGATGAAACAGATGGCTAAGGATTTTAATATCCATGTTATGCTCGTTTCTCACGTTACCAAGGGGTCATCAGAAACAAGAGCTAAGGCAGACTTAGATGTAGAGGAGATGATTGGAAGTTCAGCCAAGTATCAAGACGTGGATGCAAGTATTTCGATCGGGCCAGCAAAAATGGACGAGAAGTCCAGATGGGTTGCAATGTCTCGTGAAGATATCCTCTGGGCCATGCAAAATGGAGGGCTCATTGACGTTCTCATATCCGTTACCAAAAACAGACACGGAGAGCTTCTCAGATATCTTATCACTTTGGACTTCAATCATGGGGGACGCTTTAGAGAATCTATGTTCAGACCAATTGAAAGAACGGAACAATTGACAATGGACGAATAGTATGTTAATATAAAGCATATGGACTTCCCCGTATGCTTTGACACAGAGGAAAACTTTGAAGCGTGGGTTTCTTTGGCTGAGTCGCAAGACGATGGCCGAGACCCACGCATTTCCTTTTGTAACTACTGTACCAAAGAGTACCAATCTGAAATGACCATACAGGGTAGATGTCAAAATCCTACCTTTACTGAGTTTGATTCGGAGGACGATGATGGGTAACAAGAGTTACATGACACAACGAGAGAAGAATGCTCTCCTAGAGTTTATTGCTGCCACCGGCGAGAACTATGAACGCTACGTTAAGTGGTGTGGTGAGCATGGCATTGAGCAGGTATTCACCAAGAAGTATCTACACACATGGGTTCAAAGACGTAGGCCAAAGCTTAGAGTCGTAAGAACGCAGCGGGATGAAGATATCCGTAGACTGTCCATGTATGATAGAGAAAGAAGAATCCGGGAGCTTGAGAATGACCTCGATACCATTAATCAAATGATCGAGAAGAACTTTGATATGCCGGAGATGGTGGTGAAGTTACTTGAGCAAAAAAGAAAGACGTCGCAAGCAGTCTCCCAAGAGCGAGGAGAATGGAACAAAATCGAAACTAAAGAGTCAGATGGGACTGCCGCCAGAGAACGACTTAGAAGTGGGGTTATGGAACTTCTTAAGGGCACCGAAACGCAAATTATCGACGGCAAAGTCATCGTGGCAAAAGATCAAAGAGTATTACAATAATCAATGCGCCTATTGTGGTAAGATAGATATACTAACCCAAGACCATATGACATCAAGGTCTAAGGGTGGAGAGTCAACCCCTGAAAACATTGCTCCGGCTTGCGAGGAATGCAATCAGAGAAAGAAGGATCTACCCATCTGGGTAATGCTATGAATAGACTCCCTTACAATATAGCCAAACTTTACTACGATTCCTTAGGACTTAAGTTTGAGAGGTTCTGGGATGATGATACTGGCGCTTGGTCTGGTAATCCAGAACAGTTCAAGGTTATCTCAGCAGATGATAGATTCCCCTTGATTGTTGGTGGAGAGAGAGGCGGCAAATCCTTTGCAACAGCAGCCATTATGTTACCCCATATTGAACTATTACCTGAGATCCGCAGGAAGCGATTCTACAAGGATGATGGAACTCTTATTTACAACCCTAAGGATCGAAAGCCCTTAGTTCCAGACTTCGTGCTCTTCGGCCCATCATACGCTGAGCCTAGGGTTGAGTTCACTATGATTGAAACATGGCTAAGAGATCTGGATAATATTGCATACATCTCTAAGCCACAAGAGGGGCCGTGGCGCTTAGTTACAAAAGCTGGTGTTGTATTATCAACATGGTCTACAGATGACCCGGGAACCATTAGAGGTATTGACCTAGAAGGAGCAGCAGCCTGTGAAGCCGGTAATATGGAATGGGATGCTATTGAACGTATACAGGGGCGCATCGGGGCAAAGAGGGGTTTCTGCGTCTATTCAGGTACAATGGAGAACGCCAAGCGGTGGTACATTAAGTGGGCACTTGAGGGCGAGCGAAGTAACAGATTCGGAGTGGTCACATATTCTCTCCCATCTTGGGGGAACTTACATCAGTTTCCCGGTGGAAGACAAGACTCAGAGATACTTAGATGGGAAGCCTTTTACACCGACGATGTATTCCAAACTAGAGTCGCGGCCAAGCCAATGCCGCCGCGCGATAGGGTTATTCGTGAGATTAATGAAGAAGACATTCGGAAAGTAAAGTTACCACGTAATGACGACGGTAGCTTAGCTTGTATGATTGAGATCTGTATTGACCCGGGTTATCTACCATCGGCGTATGCCGTACTTTGGGTAGCCTCATGGGATACAGATATAGGCAAGTTCTTTTATGTGTTTGATGAAATGTATGTACAACAGGTGGGCAATGAAGAGGTCATCGACTGGATTAAAAAGCACAAGTTCTATCGGTATCTGGATTCCACTGCACTCACTATCGACGTGTCAGCAAAAAGACATGCTGATGGTAACGAGCCAGCTATTGAGAAATTTAGAAAGCTTACCAAACTGCATGCTCCATACACACATTATTGGCATGAAGCTGCTCTTATTGATAGAATCAGAACAACCGCCAAGCAAAAGCTTATTGCAATCCATCCAAACTGTCTTGGACTCATCGCTGAACTTGGATTGGGGGAAGAAGTGTTCCCAGACATGCACCCTTGGAAATTTTCCACGACCAAAGATGGTACAATAAATAATGAGAAGCCTATTGATAGGTGGAATCATTCCGCTAAGGCATTGGGATATCTCTTACTAAGAAGATTAGGACTTGTAGAACGTATGGGTGGAAAATCTAAAGGCTGGAATAGACTTAAGGAAACTAAGGAATATACTAAGCCTAGACGTAGT